AATTGCGGAAGCTGTGTGGACGACACAAGTCAAAGCAGACTACAAGGCTTTTCTGATTGCCAACAAATCAAATACACCTTCGTAAAAAATGGCTACTAAAACTTGGTCTATCAATACCCTTGAGCGAGAGCTTGCAGATGGGTACGTTTCAAAAGTTATTTTTCGCTGCGACGGCGAAGATGGTACTTACAAATTTAGAGCTACTGGTGAAGTAGATCTTCCTAAGCCTTCTACTCTTGTTCCCTATGGCGACTTGACTGAAGAAGTAGTGATCGGATGGCTCAAGGCAAAACTCAATTCAGATAAAGATGAAGCTGGCAACACGATTGACAAAGTAGCTCAAGTTGAGGCTGCTGTTGAAAATGGTGTAAACGTCCAGAAAACACCTACTCATGGTACTGGAACACCTTGGTCATGATTCGTAAGGTGCTTGATGCTGCTGCTTGTGTTGCACTTTTAATTAGTGCTTCACTTGCAGGCGGCTCTTTTCTTTTATATAGGTATGTGACTTCACCTCAATTTGAAGAGCAGGTGAAAGAAAAAATCATGGGACAAGTATCAAACATTGTTCCCAAGTCAATTGAAAAAAGTCTTCCAAAAACGACTGGTATCAGTATGCCTTTTTGATGAAGTTTTTGTTTGATGCAATTGGTTCTTTATTTGTCTATCAGAGTCCTGAACCTCTTGATGGATATAGACGAGCATTGCGTGGCGTAACCAATTACGAATTAAGAAAGCTTGCTGGTACAACTCATAATTACAACAAGACAATGCTGATCAATATGATCTGCGATGAAATAAATGGAAATCCCTGATATTCATATTAAGGATATTGATATACCTTTTATTTATATACCTGATAGTCCTACTACTATCCCCGGTTGTCAGTACACTCACCGAGATTTAAAACTTACAGGTAATGCAGACCTTTTATTAGTAGATAGAAATGGTGTTTATGCCACATGTGCCGAAGGGGAATTACCTCATTTCTATCCAATGGAGTGGGATAGAGATTTAAAGATTTCAGTACAGGAACCACAGGTAGCAGATAAAGAAAGTGATATACCGCAGTCACCTAAACCAAAGATAAAAATACCTCCCCCTGATCCACCTCCAGAAACAAAACCTTGTCCTGATCCAAATTCAAATCTAAGGGTTGGATCATTTGCTAATGAAAAAAGATTAGAACGTGTTGTCAGGTTTGAAGTCGTCGATGGTAAATGCTTGCCTGTATGGGAGAAAGTGACTTATGCAGAAACCTATTTCCCCACGGGGGGTCAGGCTGCAAATGTAACAGTCACAGCTTTATTGGCTGTATCAGCCCCTTTAATCCTCAACGCTATCAAACCGATTATAAAAAATCTAATAAAGAAACTTACTGGGAAGAAGAAAGCGAATGACGATGAGGCAAAACCTGATTAGCTGGAACAACTACCTCTACATCGTGACAGGTAACTGCACTGTCTGAACCCTCTTTAAACCTGACCCCAAGTTTTATTTGCGTTGAACATTGGGCAAGTCGGTGGAGATTGATCTCGTATTTAGTTTTGAGTTGTAGGAGCTTTTGATTTTCGATATTTACTTTGACGGCTTGATGGCATAGATCAACTCCTTTCCCTAATGGGATATTGAACTGAAGGCTTGCACCCATATTCAAGTTGAACGAGTCCTTTTCAAATCTAGGTATCTCTTGGTAATAAAGAACTTCACCAGTGTCTTCATCATAAATAGGTGTCTTGGTTATATCTTCTCTGGGAGATTGCCATGTTCTTCCGTCGGTTATATATGGGCTAAATGTAAGGGATGGACTGACGCATTGGATGCCCTGACTGTACCTAGAAGTAGGCCACATTCCGGGCGTAATCATCGTGGCATTGTTATTAACAACTCCCGTAGAAGTTGAATTTGGAGAAGATACAGTAGTGTTTGCTATGACTGGGGTTTGGACACCTATTAATAATATTATTGTCCAAATACACTTATGGACTCGGTCTGTGTTGAGGTCTGAATTTGCCTCGTTACTGTCGTTACTGAATCCAGTCCGGGGGGAATGATTGATTCGACCAGAGTGAAGGGTTGACCCTCGTTTACGATATTCCATCTGGGGATACTCTCCATCTGTGGTGAAGTCCATGAAAACCTAACTCCATCATGTGTTTGTTCGTTCTCTGTAATTGCAGCAGGGTTGATATAAGTATCTGTCGAAATGTTGTTGCCACTGGCTGAGTAGGAATAGCCTGAACGCCATGTGGAAACCGAAACTGTCTCATTTATTAGTTGGGTACTGCTGGAATTTGTAGTGAGCGTTCCCGTACGAAAGGCCGGAACTAAAGGTGTAGCAAGGGATCTGCCACCTATTAAAGTACTCAATAGCAAGAGCCATTTAATCAATTTCAATTGTAATTGTTGTACTTGCGGTACACAGAGTTCCAGAACCACCTGCGCTGCAAGTCGTGATTCCAGAGCTTAGATTCGTTAAGGCCAAGTCACCTTTTGTGCCTCCGCTTCCTATTGTCGTCGTTCCTGACAAAACAGGTAAGGCTGCAAGACCCGACGACGGTGTAACAGTAGATGGCGTGGTATCACCTACAAAAATTGATTCGACTTTTTCAAATGCTGAGCCTGCGTTAGTGACACTTGTATCTGTCTGAATTAAGGCTGGAACTCCATTAGTCAGACTTCCAAGATTCAAGCCACCAATCTTATTTGATGTTGTGGTATCTCCAATCGTGACTGAAGGAGTCAAGTTCGACCCACTCAATGAATACGTGCTACCTGCTTTTTGAGTCGTTACATAAGGCATTTCAACCTGAATCTGGGCCGAGGTGGTGTAACTCGCTTTGATCTCTGCTTTAGCAGCAGGAGCCGTTGCTAATAAAAGGATCAGTGGTAGTAGCTTTTTCATTTGATCCCCACCTGTGTATTCTTCTTGTCCACTATAACTTTATCTTTCTTATTATTGCCATTCTTGCCTTTGATTCCAGTAACCGTGGACAAAACTTGAGACAAAAGCCCAGCCGCAAAAGTCGTGTCTATGACACGGGTTGTGTTAGTTGACAAGTATGAATATGATATGACCCCCAAACACCAACACATGATAATACTGCAAAAGAAATTGGCTAGTATCGACGGCTTTTCTTCATTGCTTTTGACTTCCTCTTTTTCTTCCATTAGTTTGCTCTCCACAGGTGGTGCCTATATCCTAGGGTATATTTATTTGTAAAACCATGCCAAATAACTCAGACGAACTAGAAAGATTACACACCTTAACCATTGCTGCTGTTATCCATCGTGTAGAGAATGGCGGTCAAGATGATGACGGCAACTACAAACCCGTCAGCAATGACGATCTCAGACTGGCTGCTCAACTGCTCAAACAAAACAACATCACCGCTAATTTGGCAGAGGCAGACAACGAAAGGTTAAAAGCAAATATGGCTAAGAAATGTGATTTCTCTGCTATTAAAAAGAAGCTAGAGCAAAGCATTTAAAGATAGAACAAAACCCCCTAGTGTCCTCTAAGCACTAAGGGGTTTGGCCTAACATCGCATCCCACCTCGACGTTGAATAATCTATATACATATATATAAATTACACAGATAATTTAGCGACTTTTTTCCTCTTATTCAATTCTTGTAATCTTGTTTGTTGTCTTCTTAACTCAAGACAGTGACTACAGAAACATAAATCAACTTTAGTCTTCATGCTCTTGCAACTCCACCGTAGGCTTTATGGTTATTTTTTGGTATGAAGCCACATGCCAAATCATCAATTGATGCACCTGTTTCATCAAACCAAGCTTGTCTCATTAACTCATCTAATTCTTCTTGACGCTCAAATTTTCTCCTTTGCTGATCTTGTGCTGCTGCATCAACAAAGAACTTAACGCCAAGACTGAGGGAATCAATTTTGTCATCAAACAAAAGACTTCCTCTATCGGTTGTTATGCGGCTCATGCCATACATCAATGATCGTTGATGACCATTTTCAGGATCACGTTCAGCACTTGCATAATCACTTTTAATGACTGATCGACTAACCACTAAACGATGCTGTTGAATTAACGGTGCAAGGGTATCTACAATTCTTCTTTCCTTTTGAATACTGACTCTGACTTCTTCTATAGCCACTGGATGATGTCTCAACATGGCAGGTTGTAATAAAGCCGTAAACATT